TCGGTGGCTGAGCAGCCCATCTCCGGATGTAATGGTTTTACCTAGTCGGAATAGTCTCCGGATTGGCGTTTAGAGATGTCACGTTATCTTTGTTATTTTTATCAAAATATCGTGGTATTGAAGCCATTGTACATATATTGTTAAGTGCATGACTATATGCGCTGCACATCTAAGCACAGACGGGAGCCATCGTGATGTTCGGTTCGTCAAGAGTAAGCCGAAATAAAGGTTGCACTTGCCATGCGTAAAACTCATTGGGGTAGAGAACGCAGATCCCGAGTAAGGCTGAAATGTGATAGCAACAACATGGAATACCGAGCGGTGACATGGCGTGTATATGCGTCTTTCAATGCGCATTTGTACATTTGTATATTTGTATATAGCTCCTCTTGTAGACCCGTCGAAATGACATGTATTTTGTTGAATGTTTACTATAGATTTTTGTGGAGTGCCTAGCCACCTACATCAAAAAGTCGTTTTGTATTCATAATTGCTGTTGTGTATGCAGTCGTGTGTGTTCCAATACCATGCTAGCGCTATACGGAGTATTGTCCTTCTAAAAGCTTTAATCCCTAGTATGGCATGTTCACATTCCGGCTGGCTGAAAAATTTCTTATCAGGCCCGAGTAAACAAATCAAACAAAACAAAAACATGAAGAAAGCACCCAAAATCAAGGTGAAAAAGACTACTGTCACACCTGAACTTGCACGCTTAAGAAAAGAAGTAGCTAATCTTCGTGTAACACCAAAAACAAATACTTCTTTTCATCTATCCGAGTGCGGGAAGAAATACCTTATCGCGCAGGCCAGTCCGTTCAGCACAGCAGCCATGGGCTGCTGTATTCCTCACGAACCTGCTCCGAACAGTCAGAAGGCGACCGTGAAAACTTCTTTCACTATGTCAATCGGTGGTGCTGGCAATGCATCATCTGGCGCTCTTTATTTTGCTCCTTGTCTTAATTCAGACACTCCGTGTGTATATTACACGGATTCGACCAAAATAAATCTTGCTCCAACCTCTGACTTGACTGGTAGTCAGTTATTGCCGTTTTGTAACGCTGCTTATTTTAACAGCCCGTACACTTCGACTGATTTAACTCTTTCTGATTACAACACTCCTGCGGCTTCCGGGCGTATCGTGTCCTTTGGTGTTCGTATTAAAAGTGAAACCGCTACTAATTTTAATGGCGGAGTCATGTATTACTTTTCCGATCCATCGCATAGTAATACTGCGCGAGTACCCAAGACCACTGTACTTTCCCAGGCTCAATGTGCACGCATGCCCATTTCAGAACGTACTAAAACCGTTGGTTTAGAGTTCTCAATTGGTCCACAGTTTGTTGACGAACAGCAATACCCTTCTTTGGGTGGTGTTTCTTACAACAATGATTGTGTACTTGGTAATTATCCATTGTCGCGAACCCAGAATTTGGTTTCATACAATGATCCTGATCGTTACGGTAATGGCGTTGTTTATAACAAAGTCACCTCTGTAGCATCAGGCACTGATAATACCATCACTTTGGCATCTGGTATTGCAAGAAATATGTCCGAAACTGAGACGGTTATAATTCTTGATGCTGACAAGAACTTTGTCGGCTATACCAATTTAAATGCATCAGCCGTGGCGGGCGCCAATCAAGTGGTTCTTGACAGTAAGAGTGGTGTGGTCGCCAATGGCTATTTAGCATCTGGCGTACCATCTAAGCTGTCTGAATCATATTCCGGTGGGGATCATTTCTTCCCCGGTGGAGCTCCTTGCGTCGTTTACATTGAACCTTCTAACTCTAGTACCACGTGTACTTATTTAGTTGAGATTATTGCTCATCTCGAGTTCGTCGGAACTAAAACCTCTGCATTGCAAACGCCTTCTCACGGAGACACGTTTGCATTGTCGAAGATTACCTCTTCTATGTCCCAAGTGCCAGCACTTATAGCAGCTTCCCCTTATACTCCTTGGATTAAGCTAGCTGCTCAGGCCGTCATTCGTGGATTCGAGAGTTATTCCGGCGTCGGGATGATTACTTCTTCTATGGCCGCCAAAGTCATTCAGGCCGCTCTTAAACTCTGACTCATTCGGGGTCGCGACTGGATGGCTTTTGATAGATTGCTCAAACGGGTACAAAGCTCACAATTGTTCCCGCTTTCTTCTACTACTTTTTTTGAGCGATTACAAGCCCGCAATCTGGTTTGTGACTCCGCAGTATTTGGTAGTGTTGCCTTGACTCAAATTGATTTACATCAAGTCAATAGTGATATTGGTATATTTGACGTTATTCATTGTGTCGACATACAGGATTGTGAATCGATTCAAGTTGATAACGCTTATTGCCAGCAAATCCAGGTAAACACAATACAATCTGCCACCGCATATACGGGGCAGTTGTTACCTTCCGGCTCCGCATCTATTGGGGACGCTATGACTCCGTTTGATTCCATTGTGGTTAACAATTGTAATTTTTCGAGTGTTCAAGCCACCTCAATCGGTTCGGTCAGCTCGCCTGTCAATGACGGCGTTTTCACTAATCTTAGTAGTGTGCAAGTTAGTACCACTTCATTATCTGCCACCAGTGTTTGTTCCAGTTCAAACCCGGCTAGTGCAGTTTACTCTTTAACCTGTTACGGCACTAATATGTTGCCTTATAACACTACGGTTACCTCGCGAATTGGATCGTCTTCATCTAAATTTACAGAGGGGTATATCACTACCCTTAACACAAATTTAGTTAATCCTAGTAATTCAACGTCCAATATTGGCTCATCCACCAACACATTCGCCAATGGATACATTGATCACGTTAATTGCTTAGATTTGACGACTACCTATGCTGTTACGGCAAGTTTGGCAGGAACTTTTCCGGCTTCCCCTGTGGTTGGGAGCTGGAATCTGCTACTCACTATCAATTTTGACCCTGGAGTTTGGGTTATTTCCGCTAGCGTATGCTCTGGGAACACTGCTAGATCAGCAGTTGCTATTACGAATGACACTGCTGTGTCAGGAAATTCATATACAACTAATCCTGGAACTGCCAATGTATACGCTATGGCACATACTCTCTTCAGCGGTACATTATACCTTAATGCTTCAACATCATGTGTCGTTGGTAGATTTACTGCTTCACAATCTGCTGCAGCCCGTCGTGTCAAAATTTTCGGTGATTATCAAACCTCTGCCGCGTCATATAAGGTTTCTTATTACCAGCTGAGTTCATAGTAACCATAGTATTATATTCAACGGGCTTTCCTGATCCCGATTGATTTCCAACACTTGTAAGATAGGATGCCTCGACCCGTGTAGGGAATGACAGGCGTGTTGGTCATGATAGCTTAACAGCGAATGATTGACAACAAAAGAAAATAGAGAATTATAGAGGGTACTTCCGGGTAAGGGATAGGTTAGATGGCGTAAGCCGGCCCTTCCTACCCAGGTTATCAAGTCGAGCCGATATAAGATGAGAGATCGCTAATCTCATTCATTCTGGATACGCAGAGAGGATGTCCTTAACTAGGTATCACGCAGGCAACTCGCGTGCTACTGGTGTGACGGCCCTCGACGTTGAACTGCCCGTCCGAACGGTAGATAGTTAACTTAGCACACATTAGATGTGCGAGGCTTGGTGTTTCGTGACAAACATGGAGCTGACCGGTTGAGGCCACTATATTCTTGAAAAGCTTTTGCAGCACGTATAAATTTAACAATAAAAACATAAAAATATTCTTTTTTGGGAATTTTTCTTTGTAAAGAAAAATTCCCAGCCTATACATCTTATGAAATGAAACATTTTGCTCGGCAAGTACTCGGCCCTTATTCGGGTGGGTGCGACATAATGAGGGATAGGCAACGTCACTTCGGTCCCCAACAGACCAGATTATTCGCGATGTTAATCATATTCTTGCAAATTCAACCGAGTTGTGCACAGCAGCTCTATGCACTTACCGAAAGTGCTGTATGTTTGTATATAACTTATTTGGTTTTCGTGTACATAATTTCGCTTCCGGTTTTTACCCAGAAGCCTGCTGTCGAAGGAGTCGTTAACAAAATATTTCGAATCGTGCTGTACATAATTGGTCAATTGATTTTGACTTTATTTTGTGTTGTTTTTTGCGCCCTTATGGTCACGGGTTTTGCATTGCGGCATTATTACAATGATAATGCTCGTATGGTAAGGCAGAACTTGTTGCCTGAAACTTATTCCAAGAATGATCGTATGCATATAGTTGTTGACCATAGTCACGGTGGTTGCAACATCGATGATCGTTTTTACACATATCCTGTTGTTTGTCAGCAGGTTGGTCCATATTGCGACTGCTACACTTTAGGGCGCGGTAGCAGCACCAATATATTAAAATGTTCTAGTCCAGATATTAATAAATGTGATTTATCCAGTTATAGTATATCCGACCAGTTTAAAATTTTTATGGACCAAAATAAAAGAGATTTTAAGTTGTATGACGGCTTTTATTACACTTTGATTTCTTTTCCACTATACGTTCCTGTTAAACAATTAGTACCTATTTTAGGGTGCGAAAATATGTTTGGAACGTGTTTGTGTCCCTTGATCAATTATAACGTTAGACCTACCAATGTCCATTGTGATTTATCCAGTGGGTATTGTCAATGTCATTTCTTTTCGTGGCCGCACGGTAGCGAGACAGGTATGGACGATGTTCGTAACATCTCATGGATAACTAACATCATGGTGCAGATGCCTTTAAGGATGCTACACGCTGTGTTTTTGTTGTTAGTCACCATATGGTGTTCCTTAAATGTCCACAACAGGGTATCTGCTCTGTTAACATGTCTCGCTTGCTTGTGTGCCTTAATATTAGGTTATGACATATTCGTAATATGTGCTACAGTCACGCGAGTGGATATAGCATACGTGTCAATCATATTGTATGTCATCATCGTTACGGAGAACGTTAAAGAATTAGTTAATTCTGTTGCCGAGCCAAACGATGTTGTGTACCATCCACTGCACCAGCGTAGATTCACTTTTAAGAGTGATTTATTCTTGTATTTATCTACATTGGTATCCTGTTTTAACAGATTCAGTCGGTTGACATTTATGCTATTTATTCTGCGTCCAGTCTTTCAGCGTGTCGGTGGTTATTTTGATAATCAGTTGCAGCAAACATATTATGACATTGGTAATTTTGTTTATGATTTCCTGTATAAAATTGCACGACAACTTGCAGCAGAGCGCATTGCCTTTTTGAATGGTAGCAATGGTTCATATACAAATACGGATGATCATGACAATGAATTGGTCAATTGTAGACGGTGCCAAGCATCTGCCGCAATTATGCATTGTGGCCATAGATTCTGCCACCGCCATAATGGACACAAAGTTGTGGACCGTCTTCTTTTGGATACTTTACGCGAGGTTCTCACCAGAGTAGTTGGTCCCCTTCGCGATGGTGTCCCAGTAAGAGGTATGCAATTAGGATACGATGGTGGTCGACTTGAAATTACAGCACTCATTGGTATGATAAACCGAAATTTTGCACAGATTTGTCCTGTTTGTAATTGTGGTGAATTTCGGAATCATCATACCGTTGAAGAATTGAGGAATAGATACGTCGATAATATAGGATTACGCGGTGAGATTATACATCTCGCTACCGATATCCGTGACCACGCCTCCAACAATATACAGCAACCATATGTGTTGCCAAACGGTGAAAATGTAATGTGCGTTTATGAGCAACGTGATGAAATTTTTACACCCGTATTTGGTAACTGGGTGCGTCGTGTTTTGGATTATTTAAGAGCTAAGTTCAATTTGGTTGATTTTTATGCTCTTGTTGAGGTCACTCTTCCACCTATGCCTAATCGCGCTCGTCGCCCAGTCGTTAATAGACCTAACAACGATGCACCTCTTCAACGTCCAGATTTACCTGCACCAGTGCCAGCAGCCCCTGTTGCCGAGTTAGGTCCTGCTCCGGCACCGCCCGCAATTCAACCGGACATGTTGGGACCGGCCGGCGCTCAAGAAAATAACAACAACAATGTTGATATTCCTCTTGGTGCGCCAGCCGATCCTATATTCGTTGACAATCAACGCTTTGTATACACAAATATCGATTTTAATACAAGATCTTATTATTATATAATTATGATATTGTATTTTATTCGCGTATATATTTGCCGGTTTGCTTCTGAATATTTGACAAACGTCGGGATGGTTAATTTTTTTGTTGATCCATATTTGCAATCTGCACGTCTTGCTACACATGTTCGCAATGCTTATTTACGTCGTGTCAACAGAACGTTGCAATGGTTGTTTGAATTACAGCGAATATTGACCACCAGGGTACAGTTCGACGTTGTTGATCCACACA